ATTGTGACCTTATATCCCGGAGGAAGATGAGTGGACGCAGCAGCTAAAAGCTCCTTAAGTCTAGGATCGACGCCCTCTAAGTTCGGCTTCTTGCCATCTGTAATACCTAGTACCACATCACCCGCCTCAGTTGCAGTTGTTTCGCCTACAGCCTCAGCAGTGGCTTCTGGATGAGCCGCATTATAAGCCTCCCATCCCATATCATTGAATGCAACCTGTTCTGGAGTAAGAGGGGTAGCTGTGACGCCGCCGGGATCTTCGGAAGCTCCGTATTGGGTAAGTTCGAGAGTGCGCGCGTCTGGACCAATGCCCTCGCGAAGATTCGACCCGAAGATTTTTTTAGCACCATTCCACGCACCCCATCCATTCTTGGCTGCACCATTAAGTGCATACTCAATCTGCTGCTGCATAGTTGCGGGGTCTCTTGGATCCAGTCCAGTATCTCTCATAAAATCGTTACCCATACCGCCGGCGCCCCTTTCAGCGAAGTATAGTTGGAATGGCCCCCAAGAATCTTCTAAGTTATTACGAGAGCCGTTACCCTTGCGCGGCACAGCACTCTGCATCCCCGGACCTATACCTATGATCATTCCTTCGCTATCTGCGACTCGGACAGCGGCCTCGGGATCTATGCCTCGAGCCTCCGCAGCTAGCCGGATAGCGGCCCGAATCTCGTCCTTGGTATTGAAAACCCCGTAAGCTTTGGGCGTGCCGTCTGCATTAAGTGTTCCCGGTTGAGACCCCTTCACATTATGTATTCCTGGTGAACTAAGCCCTGGATGAACTCCAGCATTCTCTATCTTTCTTTGGTCGGAAGGAGTAAGCTTAAGAGCCTCCGGAGTAGAGGCTCCCGGAGTAGGACCTCCTGTCGAACCTCCTGTCGGACCTCCTGTCGGTGTATACGAGGGAGTCTCGGATGGACTGCTCAGAGATGCAACTTGCGTTCCCCCTGATCCAAACGTACCCATTCTAAACTCTTTCGGAAACAGCGCAACGCGTTGACCAGGCGTCAAAGCGGCGGCAAACGCCTCCGCAAAGCCACTCGTAAGCATCTTCGCTCGGGTGCCAATTGGAATAGATGCGATTTGCTGATAGCTTATCGTAAGCTTGTCGGAGGGTAATGCCATTAATGTTTCCTCGTGGCTGTCAAGTCTCTTTGTTTTTCTTTTTGTTCTTGGATGTGAAGTCTGAGAAGGTCGATGTATAGGTATCTTTCCCATGGCACCATATTCTCTAACTCGCTTAATGAATACTTATGGAACTGCATAAGATTGAAGTTCGTCTTGTAGTGATTCATCAGATTATCATACCCAAGAATAATTAAAAAAAACTTCGGAAGTCTCCGTAGGTTATCTTATGCTCAAACTTACACTTAGGACATTGCTTTGTTGTACTAATCTCAAAGTGGGGAAAGTTATCTACCCATTCCTCAAGGAGAGATAGTTGACCCTTTGTCAATCCATCAATAAATTTGTCTAGGTCCTCAGGAGTCATATCCTTTCGAGTATAGACGGTATCACCACTCCAGATCGTGTCTATAGAGGCCTTGATGATTCTAAGTTTCGACTCAAGATCATTCACTTCACTCATGATCGTTTTCATGTCGGCGTAATTAGGATACCGCATCTTTGCGCCAACATCCTTCGATGGCGTCAGAGCTATCTTCTTATCTACTTCTTTAGGCTTAACGATTTCAGCTTTGAGGATATCTAGCGCAACGGGGAAGATGTGGCCACATGGCGTGGTCAGACCGATATCGCCTACCCTGTTATTGCACTTAAAATTAATCTCCACAGTCTCTCCAACAGACTTCGCGCGAAGAGCTATGAATAGATAGTCCACCTCGAAAAACGGTAAATCAGCGGCCTTAACCTCTGAATCTATTAGACAATTTTGCACAACTTGTAAGGTTGTGTCGATAATATCTTTTGTGATCTTGGAGGCTGCAGCCATGAGCAGCAGCTTTTCTTCTCGGACGAGGAAAGGGCGGGCCCGGATAGTTTTGGCGGTATAGGGTAATGTAACATCAAATATAGGAGTTGTCAAATCAGGTAGCATAGTTCATCCTTTATGTTATTTTCAAGTCGGGTATTGGTGAATTGCCTCCAGTACGATAGTTATAAGCATCTTGAACGAGTTGGTATTCTTCTCGTTGAGAATAATTATCATCTATTCCAAATCGATTCCATCGAGTATATGTGAAAGTAACAGTCAGCCGGTGAAAGTTATCATCGGCCCATGTCATTGGCTGTGGATTAACAAGGACAGGGTAAGCTTTCCGAAGAGCTATAGCATAGCGCCGTTGACTATTCTTAACTGGGTCGTCACCAGGTGTTTGGGATTCAACAGTCGCCGCGATATCTGACATTTGGAAAATGTGAATCTCACCCAGATAGTTTCTCCGATACTCAAAGTCATAGTTAGTAGAAGGGTTAATAATCTCCATCCAGTTATCAAAGAATCGCCGTTCCTCAAATCTATCGCGAACCAGGAACGTCATGTTTATGTCTTCATACGATGATTGATATGGTATTTTGAAACTAGGCCCATAGTACCGAAGATCGGAACTCATGAAACCCCGACCTGGTATCTCAGCAGCTTCGCAAAGATATGTCAAATCGCGCAGCGGCATTGGAGGTCGACCTCCAAACGTCAGTAGTTTCTCGGGGGCAACAAACAGGGCTAGAAACCGACTCGACTTTGCTAGGTCGCCATACTTTGAATACATAGCTTGAAAGTCTGGCATGCCGATTTGTGTTGGAGCGTTCTGCCCTTGCAAGCCGGTGCCTACGCCGGAAGGATCTGAAGCTGCTAGTGCCATTTATGGGTTCCTATATACAAAGTTTGCGACGGGGAGCTTGATGGCTTTTGGCCACTCTTCTGGAGTGACTTCAACCAGAGGAGATCGAACGTGGGTGGTAAGATATCTCTTGATAGCAGGAGAAGCCATCTTGACCATCTTCACCCTTTGAAGAAGATCATACGAGACTATGAGCTTGGTGCGTTCATCCATATACCGATTATTTCGGTACTTGCTCAGTTCATCAAGAAGCATCGTGCGCGCCGGTACTCCAAGATAGTGGATATTCAGTCCAAGCCATCCATCTTTATATCGCTCTATTGGCATCACCAATGGAAATCTATCATAGACGGGTAGCGTAGCCTTATGCTTCGGATCGTACCAATAGAAAAACATCTTGCCAATAGTCAAGGTAAACGTAGCTCTATCAGCTTTACCAATTATGTTATTGCGATATCCAGTGGCTGTTCGAGCTTTTGCTGTCAGCCATTCTCCTAGGTTTTCTTCCATCTTCTATTTATCTAATACCTAGTTCGGTTTCCGTTATAATCATGAAATCCCATCCCTTATTCGCACAGTATGCTTCAGCAGCTTCCCACTTAGCACTATTGACGCCCCATGTCGCCACCTCAGTAATATAAGCCTTGGTAATTCGCTTCTTCACCTCGGGTGCTACGGTTTGCTTCTTGGGCTTGACTTCAACTAGATACGTCTTTATCTCTCCCGATATAGTCCGCACAGTCATCTTGAAGTCCGGAAAGTAGCGATGGACTCTATCATCAACAGGCGATCTATAAGGTATCGATATTTCTTCAGAGGACCACAAGATGACTGCTGGATTTTCATCTAAATACTTCATAGCCTTTCTTTCCCATAGGGAGCGAAAGATTATACCGGTAGGGTCTCCTTCATACTTACTATAGTTTTGGGGATTGAACTTACCTTTATATGCTTTCATATAAATATATATGCAAATATGAATAGGAAAAGTACAAATGGTCAATATCAATGAATATCAATGACATTCCTCCTAACCCGGCGCAGCAGCCGGCGGCGGATGCGGTTATGTTACAGCCACCGAATATTCTCCTCGGCGACATATTGGGGAACCATCTAGGCACCTCGATTCCTGGAGATAATACTCTAGGCCAATCTGCATATGATTTTACCCAGCGTGTATTCCCATCTGATCTTGGCGAAGGAACTTCGTATAATGGACATTATGTTGTTATCAATATTGCGGTACAACAAGCCTCATTATGCTCCAACATCACCGGGCGAGGAAAAACTTATAATCTATTCAATGTTCTTACAGCACGTGATTGGATCGGTATCGAAGGCGCATCTGAACTCTCGAAGACTGACGCGCTAAGGTACAATATAGATGCTGAATACAGCGTCCAAAGCAATGGCCAAACTTATACATTAGGGCAAGGCAAAGGCGCACTATTAGATAATAGACCAAGATATACTAGGCGAATCATAGAGTCTATTGCATTATATATGCCAAACAGTGAAATGACATTCACGGATGCTCATGGATACGATGATATATCACTGACAAAATTTTCCAGCGGGATGGCGGCTGCTGCACTAGGGGGTGTCGGCGCTTTAGCCGGTGGCGCTTTGGGCGCAGTACTGACGAAGAATCCCTTAGGAGCAGCGGCGGGCGCAGAGATTGGATCAGACTTAGCAGATGGCGCTGCGGCTGTAGCGGGAGGTGTCGCGCAACTCGGAGGCATACCAATTAATCCAAAAGTCGAGATTCTGTTTGCGAACACATTCCAAAGAGAGTTTAGTTTTGACTTTCTGCTTTCTCCATCGACAGAGGAAGAAAGCATTGCACTTCAGCAGATCATTCGGGCCCTTCGGTTCCATGCAGCGCCAGAACGGTTACCAGCACTCGTTGAATCCTTCTTCTGGCTACCACCGAGTGAATTTGATCTCACATTCTATAACCGCGGAAAAGAGAATACCAACATTCCCCGAATCAATACATGCGTTCTAAAGCAGATCGACGTTTCCTATGCTCCTACGGGAGTATATGCTACATTCTCTAATGGCCATCCAGTTCAAATCAGAATGGTTCTGAGATTTACCGAGACTTCTGTTGTAGATAAACTTAAAGTACTCCAAGGATTCTAACATGAGTAAATATGGAATAATATCCGAGTCTACCGGTACATGGCTTAACCTGCTAAGTGAAAGGACCAAACCGCTTCTATATGAAACAAGAGAAGAAGCCGAGCAGGCTGCACTATCTCTGAATGTCACAAAATATAAAATAGCGCTCTACGGGGCTAGTAGCCAATGACAACATTCTTCGATAAGTTCCCCAAGATTGGTTATCAGATTGGGCGAGATACCCACAAGACTAATCAGTTCCAGTTAGCTACCAACATCATGGTAAGAGTGAGGGTATTAGTCGAAAAGCTGGACCAAATCTTCCACTACTATCCATATGTAATCAAGGATGGGGATAGACCCGAAATTCTTGCAGAAAAGTTCTATGGAGATGCGGAAGCGCATTGGCTTATTCTGCTAACGAATAACATCACTGATCCCATCTATGATTGGCCAATGCCGAATGATATCTTTGATAAGTATATCATCGCCAAATATGGATCAATCGCAGCAGCTTCTACAACATATCATCATTATGAGATAGTCTATCAGACATATGATGTATCGACAAGATCAACTTCTTATGATCGGATTGAAGTAGTTCAGAATCCAGTATCGAATCTTATTGTCAATAACGCAGGTCGCGGATACGCTAATGGATATGCAACACTATCAACAAACTATGGAGTAGGCGCGAACGTCTCTTATAGTGTCAACTCAAATGGCTCCATTATTTCCATGAACATTGCTTCGGGTGGTAGCTATATCGCATCTCCGAACCTCTCTATAGAGGGTGCAAAC